CACTCAACAATACCGTTGGCACCGAACGTAAAGTTATCTCCACGTGACATGGCTACTAGCATGTGTTGCGCCGTCCGCCATAGCTGTGCGATCTTCCAGTTAGACTCTCGGTAGATTTGTACTACCCTTTTAGCCTCGGCGGGTGCCATAGTGGTGCCAAAGGTCTTCAACTGTTCGGCGAACCGTACTGCGCCCATGCCGTACCCTGCACCTAGGATGGTAGTCTTGCCCACGAATCTTTGCTCGGCAGTGACCTCACTCTCAGGTATGTCATAGATACGTGCTGCCATCTTTATATACACGTCCTCCTTGTTGAGAAACGCTTGTACTAGGTCGTCCTGCCCTGCCAACCATGCGAGTACACGTGCTTCGATCTGAGACGAGTCACAGTCAATCAACACGTACCCCTCCGGTGCGACGATACTCTTCTTCAACACCTTACCATTCACACCACGACTCGGTAGGTTTTGGATGTTTATCTTGTCATCCCCACCCCATCTACCAGTGTGCGCGGCGTAGTACCTAACAGGAACCGGAAGAAGTCCACGCTTAGCAATACCTATAAACCTCTCTGTACGTGATTCCTCAAGAGAACTTTTAACTCCTAGCCGAGACTCTACTAGTGCTACTACCGCAGGGTTCTCGTGGTCTAGTAGTTCCTTGAACGCTTCATCAGACTTAGCAAACGCGTGTGTCTCCTTGCCTGTAGTCAGGCTAATCTTCTTCGGAGGTGTAACGCCTTGTGCTTCTAGCAACTTAGCGAACTTAGGGTTACTCATAAGGTCTGTCTTGGTAACACCAGAGGATTCTATTAGGTCTAGCTTTCTCTGCTTCACGTTCACCAGATGTGTTTCCAGTAGTGGTAGGTCTAACTCCAACACTGGTTCAATAAACATACGTAGGGTCATGTCTACGATGCGCATCTCTTTCTTCGGGAAGTTCTTACCCATGAGGGCAAATAACTTATATGTTAGTTCCACATCGTTGATGCAGTAATCGCCATAGCTGTCTAGCTGTTCCTCAGAGAAGTCTAATCTTCTAAGTCCCATTGCGTCGAGCACTTCTGTCCCTTTCTCGCCGATACGGTATCGTTCAGCCAACACCGCAAGACTGCCACCCACTTCAACACCGTGCAAAGCACGAGCGATGCACAAAGTATCAGCCCAGATACGAGGACGGATATTGAAAAGCCAACCGAGTATAGCGCCGTCAAACATAGTATTGTGAGCCAGTACCATGCTGTTCTTCCAATCAAACGTATGTAAGTAGTCATGTAACTCCTCATGTGTGCCCGATGCCCACTCTGTATCCCCATTGTTTACCTTGATACCTACACCCACTATCTCAAAGCGAGGGTCGCGGATGTAGTTCTCCAAAGTAATCTTACGTAGCGAGAAGTCTTTGTCGTAGAACGTCTCGAAATCTAACGTAATAAGATCCATCACTCCTCCTTTTCTTTAACGAATACCCCGTTAATCATCTTGCCCTTACGATCTTTAATGTCATTGTAAGCATGGTACATACATTCCCATAGGGTCAGCTTGTTGCGATGCGCTATGTTTACTAGCACTACCATGATGTCACCAATGTCATCAACCACTGGTTGGCTGTGTTCAATGTTACCACGCAACTCATCTACTTCTTCTAACAACTTCTCGAACTGAGCGCCATCTGTTGAGCCTTCGATCAGGTTGCGATCTTTATGCCACTGCAATATCTTATCTTCTATATCATTACTCATTACAGCTCCTCCACAGCATCTAGCAACTTGTCCAAGTACCACCGTGCTTTACGCAAGTCCTGTATCTCGTTGCCCTTATGCTCGTACCTCCAAACGTATTTCTGTACGTTACCCTTCAGGTAGCCCTTGTATGATACAGGAGACATGGATTCTCTTATCGCTTCTATACACTCAACGCTTCCGGTATTGTAGTGATTAGGGTTGTTGACCATATCTTCCACAGGGCTATCGCCACCATCGACCGAGGGGTATTCTAAATAATCTTTCTGCATATCTTCCGCAGGTCTATGAAAGAAGTCTTCATACTTATCTACGATTGAAGGGTGCTTCTTACGTAGCGCGTCCCACTGTTCGGGGGTTGCCGTATTTATATTAATGCTCATAGTTGTTCCTCTATAGGTTTGTTACCCACTGCGTGATACCACGTGCGCGTTCAGATCGCATGTAGTCAAGCATGTAGGTGTTTGGTTTTTCATCGGTGTCGAACTCGATGTCTTGTAGCCGAGCTTGTTCCTTGCGGATAGTAACCTCGATGGGTTCAAGCTCTACTTCCATTACAGGCTTTGATGGTATAAGGAACCCCATCAGAACAACTCCATTTGGTCGGGGTGTGCATACCTACCAGTGAGAATCTGTGATACATACTTTACATTCTTCTCATTGATTACCAAAGATATACCACCACTGTTTGCTATCTCTTTGAGGTTCATCTCCTGTAAAGCTGTTGGTGTGTTCTTACCTGCCTTACATTCGATACCAAAGAAGTTACCGTTGTAGCACCCAACCACGTCAGGTACGCCAGACTTACCATAACCGCCAGTGGCGGGGAAAAAGTAGTATGCGTCAAGAGCCTTTAGTTGCTTCACCACTTCCTTTTTTACTTTTGCTTCCGGTGTCATCGCCATGCTTGTCATCCTCTGTGATACCAGTGACCTGCTTCTTACCGAAGATACGGTCGAAGTTATCGTCGAACTTCTTTTTATTGGTGGGTCGAGGAACGTCCCCCTTCCCACCGTGTGTTTGTCCCCACTTCATTAGTTACACCTCGTTGTGCCCCAGTTGTCTGTCGTACAGGTTGTACCATTACTGTGGCGCGTAGTACCCCAAGCATCTTTCTGTGACGTAGTGCCATCGTTGTAGCGAGTTGTGCCCCATGCGTCAGTCTTAAAGCTAGTACCATCAGAGCCACGAGTAGTTCCCCAAGCGTCAGTCTGGTACGTAGTACCTGTACGGCTGTCACGCGTAGTACCCCACGAGTCAGTGGTCAATGAGCCAGAGTTACCATTGTGGCATGTGTATTTACTGTTACCCCAACTGTCTTCCTGCATACTACATGCTGCCTCAGAGAAGGGCGACCACACAGCTAGGGTCAGTAAACTACAGAATCCCAGCACGTGCCAACGCGTCATGACGGCGCAGTCTGCGTTCATATATCCATGCACCTTATTCCATTTAGTTCTAAGCTCGTCCTGCGTCAGTAGTCTATCAGCAGTGGCGTGTGCGTCTTCGATCTTATCTTTAATATCTTGCTTATTCATGTCTCTTCCTCAAAAATAAATACTTCGTCAATGTTAAACCATATGGCTTGTTCTATCATATCTTTTATGTGGTGCATTTTTGGGTCATCGGTGTGTTTGTGCGCCTTCTCGTACCCAATCTCAATACCTTGCTCAATAGCAGCCTCAATAATCTTTCTTGTTCTCGCTCGTATCACGTTTTGCCCTCCGTTCCAGTACTCGTTTGCGGTTCCACACCCGTGTCTCTTCTAGTTTATACAGCCACATGTGTACCAACAGGAACCAAATAAAACATACAAACGCGACTGCAATAAGCACTTCAACATTACTCATACTAATCCTCATATATCCAATATACAGACTCACTAATTCTCTTCCCTACACCCTTAATGCTTTCATTAGGTGAGGTAGGGTCATATTCTGGGTCTACAATCTCAATTATAGATAACACCGCCAATTTCTCTTTTATATGGGTGGGCAGTTGATCCATAGTATAGACACCATCCGAGAGGCCGTCAACTCTACCCATACCTAAAGTTAGTACATCGACAGTAGCTGTGTCTTCACGTACTGAAACACGGTGTACCGTGTCGGGAAAGTTATGATTAGGGGCTAACATAGAAGACGGAATTTGCCACCCCCACACACCCCAACCCAACTACGTAGCCGCTATCTTCGAGTATAGATAGGGATGACAGCTTACCCTGTACTTCTTCACTCAACTCCCCCCACGTGTGTCGGTCTACTTTGTAGGTTGGGTACATGTTATATACATCCCCTCCTGCTAGGCTGTACACCACGTCACCCTTAATGCAGTAAAAAACATCTTCTTCACCGCCATGTAGTTGTCTGTAGTCCTTCATTTCCTCCGCAATAGCGTTAATTTCTACCGGCGTGTTCGGGTCGAGGAAGTCATGTCCCCGCTCGTTTAGGGCTATCAGCTCTTCGAGCGCTATACATTTATTTGCTGCCGCCATGCCACTCGCATTAGTACCTCCCACCATGCCAATCGCATTAGTACCTACCCCCAATTTATCCAGCCGGTCGTTTATTTTCTGGCCTATGACGTACTTGACCGACCTCTTGGAGTGTTCATACCTGTCATAGCTTATAACAAACATTTCTTGGGGTGTGATGGGAGTCAAGTACCTCTTAGCGTTCTTCATAGCTTGAGGGCTTAGCTTAGTGCTCACCACGTTATATTGGTAGTTGCCAGTACCATACCGCTCGTTCCTTATGGTGCGCGACTGTACTATATACTTAATAACACCTTGCTTATAGCCAATCGACACGTACCCCATAGCGTATACGTCATCAGTGTGATACAGGTATACACGCCCACGGCCACGGGTTTCATCGTACCCCCAATCACACCGTAACTTAGCGCACAGCTCCTCCACCCACACGTGTATCCTAGTCCGGTGTGTTTGGCTATACTCACCACATGCATCATTAGGATCAACTTGTGGGAATACCTTACTCAACTCAGATATAGATACCATATCTCTGTAGGCGTGAGGGCGTAGTCTTTCAGCGGGGTCATGTCCCCTAGGGCTAATAGAAGTCATGGCTTAGCTCCTTCCAATGCTGTAGCCCCATCAACTGCTACCAGCCGCATGGTATCAACATCTATCTTGGTTGTCTCTTTGAGTGGGTGTATCTGATCAACCATCTTGTTTACGATGCGGAAATCGTAAGGCTTGTCGGTCTCATTCTGATACCAGATCCCCTGCTCATAGACAAAGATAGGCCAGTGCGTGCCGAAGGCGTAGACTACGTAGCGATAGTCAGATGCTACGTCTAACTTCTTGCGCATTGCGAATAGGTTAGTACCCTCGAAGGCGGTTCGGCGTTGCACATGCTTACGTGCTCTGGCGTTAGGGGTCTTAGGTATAGCGAGTACTTTAATCTTTTTCATGTCGGTCTGTATCCTCTTGTTTTGTCAGCAGAAATCCTGCCCATTTGTTTACGTTTACGTTGAAGCAACGCTTGAATCGCTCAGGGTGCTCGCTTACTTTAGCTGTTGTCGAATCGGTAGCACTAGTTTTAGAGTACCACCCATCTACGTAGCACCCTACAATATTGAAGTACGTATTACCTACTATAACTATGGCCAAGTCCAGCCGCGCTACGTGTTTCTCATTACACAACACCTCACGTACGTCTTCACAGCTCAACTTCGCCATACGCCTCTTAGCCGCCACCACTGTAGTGAAGTCAAGGCTAGGTTGTAGCAGCGGAGCCATAGCCCAAATCCATTCTCTACAGGACTTTATAGGCTCCGCGTATAACGCTTTCTCTTTCTTGTCTACTCGCATAGTGTAGTCTACTCGCATAGTGTCACCCCTGCTTGATACGTGCCCATGCGTTCTGGACGGATTCGTAGTCTTGCCTGTCGTGATCTAAGGTTTGGTCGCCTCCGCAGTAGCCGTTATAGAAAGATATTAGTCCCTCCATTGTGTTGACGGCCTCCTGCCAATCCATACGTAGTTCTTCGGGTGACAGGTACTCCCCCGCATGAAGCCGTAGTTTGTTGTTTGCTCGCCCGTATCCTTCACTCATGACATATCTCCCGCTTTTATGTGTACACACGTACCGTTAGAAGGTACGGCATGTCTGTTGTTTAGTATTGTCCACAGTACAGGACACGTCCACTCGCCCCAACCACCGTATAGCTCACCATCAGTAAGTACGACAGTGGCTTGCGGCTTGATAGAATGCTCGGCCATATACTCAGTGACACAGTTCACATCAGTACCACCTCCACCCAAAGGCTTGGTAGACTTGATTAGTTCGTCTAGCTCGTGCATTTCATACGACTCATCACGTACCACCCTATGCCCCCAGTACAACAGGCGGAGTTTGTTAGGGTTTACGGTGTCACATATACACTTGACCTCAGTAAGGAAAGCGGTCAGAGACCACTGATCAATAGAGCCAGACGTATCAATAGCTATCACTAGCTCTTCGACCTGCTCACTTACACCGCTAGGCATGATAATACCTTGTGACATGAGACGCCTGTTGGGCCGGGCGTATGTAGAGTAGTCATTACCTGCACACGTGTTCTGTATAAACTCACGTAGTACCTCACGCCAGTCTACCTGCGGTGCCAGTAAGTCCTCAATGTCACGCCCAACAACACCACCCATCTTACCTGCGAGCATGGCACCCTGTCTAACTGCCTCGTCGATGTCCCGAGCCAACTCATCTTGCTCTTCTTGGGATAGCTCTTGCGCCCCCTCCCAGTCATGCTCATCCATTGGGATACCAGTGTCCGTACCAGAGTCAGAGGGGTCAGAGGGGTCTGACTGATCATCCTCATCATCCTGCTCAAGTAACTTGAATACTGCGGCGCTGTCCATACCACGGTACTTGGCATCTAGCAACGCGCCCTTGGGTAACTTGGCAAAGCCGTCAGTCTTGTTGTCATCCGCTATCTTGATATTAATAACGTAGTCACATGCGATGTTAGCCAGCTCGGCGTTCTTCTCGTATAGATGACGCCACGTAGTAAGGTGTCTGTATAACTTGTGTCCTTCCTCCTCGTGTAGTATCAGTCCACGTAACTCCGCATCCGTCAGTCCATCCACGAAGGCACGTCCAAACTTAACGTCACGTCCGTTGGTACACGCCGTTGGTACGTCGTCACATATAGTCTTGTCACCGATCATCAGTACACCCGACAGTGCGGTATACCTTGGGTGTCCCATGATGGCTACGACTGCCTTGGACAGTCGCTCCTCTGCTGAAAGTTCCTTACCTATGCTGAGCATTGTCTACTCTCCTATCATTGCGCTTGCGTTTGGGTGGTAGTACTGCGCCAGTGCGGTCGTGGAATTGATACTTACCACTAGTGCGTACCTTCTTGGGCTTGACCTGTGAAAGTTCGTATGTGGTCAGCCTCATTTCTTGTCCGCCGCAAACATATAGTTGTTGTCCATAGCCCACAGGGTGAACCGCTTGTTGGTCATAATCATCCCACGTTGGGCATACTTGTTACCACGTATACCGTTGGCGAATAGACCTTGTGCCTCCTTGTCTAGACGTACCATATACTGCATCCACGCATCCACCCAGTTCTTGTCGATGGTAGACAGCGCACGATACACCACCATACACACAGCGGAGGCGGAGCTTGGTACCTTGGCATTGAGTGGGTCTTGCTTGATAGATTCTAGTGAGGGTAGTTGGTCGGACAGCTTGACGAATGCCATCAAGTCCATAGCACCACGCACACCAATGGTACCAGTCAGGGCGGCGGTCAGTGTCACGTCATCCAGTCGGTCACGTAGCTTGAGCGTATCACTAGCGGAGTGAAGGGAGCGCGGCGTAATAAAGGCAGCACGCTGTTCCTTGGGGTGGAATATATACGGGTTATCCGTAGGGTTAGTCACATCCTGAAAGCTATGTAGTACGTGCGGGAAGTCTTTGACGAAACCCAGCACGCTATGATCCCAGTTGTCATTGATACCAAATTCTATCATGGCATCGGCGGTAGGCTTGGCTATCTCTACCACAGTAATACGGTTACGCGCATGGGGTGGTAGTAAGTCGCCTACCCCCTCAGCACCTAGGTTGGTGGTCGCGTATATAATGCTACCCTCAGGGAAGCGATGGCTTGGGTCTAGCATGTCACGTAGTAACCCGTTCTTGACAGATGGTGAGGCTTTACCGAACTCATCCACCATGAGTATCACAGGCTTGTCTAAGTGTAGACCGAACTCTTCATTGGGTAGGTACTTGACGTAGCCCTCGTCGGTATTGAGTGATGGTATGCTCAGGTCACCTAAGTCCTTGGTAGTACAGTCAAAGTATACAGGGTGGTGGTTGGGGAACATCTTTGCCAGTGTGTCTAGTGTAGATGACTTACCACAGCCCATATGTCCCTGTAACAATACAGTCTGCTTGGTGCCGATGGTGGCGATTAGGTTTACAGCTTGGTCTAGCGATAGTGCGTATAAGTTCTTCATGGTATATCCTCAGTGTGTATGCGTCAGAGGGGTCTGACACGTTGTGTAATAAGTTTGGTGTTCAATGCGGGCGATACGGCCACGCTCGGTGCGTCTTACTATGCCGTAGTTACGGGTACGCTTGAAGTTACGCACCCTAACTACTACTTGTGTATCCACTACAAGTCCAGTGATGGTAGGGCGGCAAGGATCTCATCGGCGGCGCGCTTGGTGTCAACCCGTTGAGCATGGCTATATGACAGGGACTCATACGACACACCACGTAGGGCATCGTCTAGCTTGAGTCGCATAGCTTCCATATTGCTGTCACCTGTAACATTACACTTGGACAGCACATCTAGCAAACCCACAGCGTTGTCCACTAATGACTCGCGGAATATCTTGTGGCCACGCTTGTTGGTCTTATCCCCTGCAACAGGTTCGGCAAGGCGCTCAGACATAGCGGTCAGGGACTCGTGAACACGTTTGTATACGTCATCACATACACCCTTGACTTGGTCGGCGTAGTAAGACTTGTAATGTTCCTTGATGGTGGCGGTCTGCTCGGCGGGTAGGTCAACACGTATGTCACCCACATCAGGCAGTGGTATGTAGTTGATGCGCATGTCGAACTTAGCGAGTACAGATTCAGCGGTCGGGTAGTCGGACTCACACCACAGGGCACCCATGCGTGCTTGTTCGCCCACGCGTATCCACTCGTACTTGGTGGTAAACGCCTCGACCAGTCGTACAAACTCGTTCTGTAGTCCGGTCATCTCGTTGTGGTAATCAAAGTACGCGGCGGTAGACAGTAGGCGTAGCCCAGAGTCAGACCATGGCACGGTGCAACTGTAGTGCGTTTGACGTACAGCGGCGGTAAACTTCTTGATGGCGTCTAGCTCGTCACAGTTACACAGTGACTTGTTCACAGAGGCTGCGCCCTTGCTTGCGCCTTTGTTGTATGTCAGCTCGGACGATGCGGCGCGGTCTTTCTTGCGTGCAGTCCACTGGCTGATCTTGAGTTCTACCAACATAGTGCTTGATGATAGGGTTGGGACGTTGATGCTCGGTGCTGCGTTTAAGTTATTCATGGTATATCCTCATGGGTGGTCAGAGGGGTCTGACCGGTTGTGGTTAGATTAAGTTGTTTAGTGAGCCACGTTCTAGCTCGGCTGATGTCAGTTCCTCAGCTTCTACCTCAGCAATACACTGGGTCATCTGGCGTATCTTGGATAGCAGGCGGTCGTCAAAGTACGGGGCTTGGGCGGTACTCCGCTCTTCCCAACTAGCTAGTAGGTCACGCATTTCGGCAAGGCTCAAAGTATCACTCATGGCATTTCTCTCTTCTTCTAAGTATTTATAAAGGGTTGGGGTCTGTAGTAAGGACATAAGACGTAGCACGGAGCCGGAGTTGCCCGACATATAGCGTAGGTCATCCTTCAGTTTGTGCAGCACCTTCTCAACTAGCGATTCACGTGCAGTGGGGTAGCTCATCTTAATTCCTCCAGTCCGCGTTGCCGGAGTATTGTCGGTGCAGGCCGCTTGCATAGTGCTTACCCATATCATCGTACTTTCTGCGCATTGTTGGGGATAGGTGGTCGCGCTTCTTCTTTCTCTCTTGCGAGTCAAACAGTTCACGGTGTACTGAAAACATATCTCGCAGTTGGGCATCTAGGTCAAACAGGTCAATCGTTGTTACATCGTTTAGGTCTTGCATGTTTACATCCTCAAAGGGTTGGAAGGAGACAAAGGAGTCAGAGGCATCTGACTGGCCTAGTAATCAAAACGTGTTTCTGTGTCTTGAGGTGTAATTATAGCAAAGATAGGCTGTGATGTCAAACTGATACAGGGGGTGGTGTATGGTGGCTAAAGATGTGATTGGCTTTACCCGTGTGTTACTATCTTGGTGTGCGGTGGCTGGGGGTGGTGTATGGTGGCTAGGGGTGTAGTGTACTGTATTGTACTGTATTGTTCTAACAGGGTAGTCGGTAAGTCCTTGAAATCATTACAATGTTCCAATGTTCCGTTTTTAGGGAAAAAGAGGGTCGATATTATTTTGTGGGGGGGTGAGTGGAACATTAGGCGGGAAACCCCCACAGGGTATACACTTTTTTCAAAACGGAACATTACAATACTATATTAATAAATAGATATAAATAGATAGGTTTAGATAGTTTGACCATGTCACGTCTGCGGACTTCCCGAAACATTTAGCTACGTTTACCCACAAAACTATAATGTTCCCCCGCGCGAAAAAAAACGGAACATTACCCCCCTTTTTTGGAACATTACCCCTGCATTTTTGGAACAATGTAGAGCCTATGCGGGTTACAGGCGAGAACATTAGATGGAACATTACAAACCGGTCAGAGGGGTCTGCCCCCTATTACGCTGAAACGCATGACACGTCGTACTTCAGAGGGGACTGGTTTCGATCAGAGGGGTCTGACTCCTCTCCACGCCGAGGCGCGTTACGGTATACACGTCGAAATACGTCGTGCTACGTAGGGGACTGGTTTCGAGATGGTGATAACGCGTCGTGCTACACAAGGGACTGGTTTCGGACGCCCCTAGAATCACTTTTTTCAGGGCGTAAAAAAGCCCGACCGGTTAAGGTCAGGCTGTTGGATTAGAATTCTAAGATTATAACTGAACCGGCACATAGAATTATCGCGGCGAATAGTAAGGTAGTAATTAAGTTATCCATTGTAAGCCCTCAAAAGGTGGGGCGCTCTCACGCCCCTGTTGATTATGAATTGTATATTTCCATTAGAGTCTTGAATGC